GTTGGTATGGCCCTGGGCGAAACCCGAGCCAGACCATAAAGACGTTAGGCAAATTAGGAACTACTGGTTGGTTCTCAAAGGAAACCTTAGATTGGTTGTGTATTGATTACAGCAGGTTAGACGGAACTGTTTCGGAATTTTTACAGAAACAGGTAATGATGGCCACTTATATGCGATGGGTCGCTCCAGAGTATAAAGCGGAGCTACAACACCTCATTAAAGAGGTGTTCAAGCAGACAGGGACGACGGCAAATGGAGTCAAGTTTGAACCAGGGTATGGAACGCGCAGCGGAAGTCCACAAACAACTGATGGAAATACTATCATTTGCGCCTACGTGGTTTATTGTGCCTTACGCAACCTAGGATACAATGCAACTAAAGCGTTTAGTCTCATAGGTTTGGTGTATGGAGACGATGGAGCTCAGCCTGATGTCCCTGGACTGGCAGAACAAATAGCAGCAGTGTCCCAACGACTCGGTTTGAAAGTCAAGATATCCGTTACAGCACCAGGTGAGCCTTTAGCTTACTTGGGGCGGTATTTCGTTGACCCCTTGACTCTTAAAGATAGCTTCCAGGATCCGATTCGAACATTGTCCAAATTGCATGTTACAGCGAATAAGACTGTTACACCAGCACAAGCCCTTGCCAACAAAGCTCATGGCTATTTAGCTACTGATGCGTTAACACCCATTATTGGCACTTGGGCCCGCAAAATCTTAGATCTCACTGGATTGAAGCCTAAAGGGCTCCTGAGAGAGGAACAGCATAAGATGTCAAATGCTTGGCCACAACATGACCAGGATGCCATAACAGAAGCGATGGCAAAAGTACTGGGAATCCAAGTATCTGATTTGAAGAAGCTAGACTCTAAACTGGCGAGCGTCACAGCATTGGATCAACTTCCTGTTTTGCTGGAAACCGAAATGAAGGTAGAAATACCCGCGGTTTTTGAACATGAAGTGGTTGAGCCCGTGCCTCATAAAGATGCCCCGAAATCACAATCAGGATCAACTCAGGGAGAGCTACGAAGTATGGCGAATGACATCCCA